ATAAATCCCGTCCGGGAGCATCGCCTGCAGCGTCGCATCCGCGGCGAGCCGCGCGACGAGCGCGGCATCGACGGCGGCAACATCAACCGCGGACATCGAGCCCCGCCGCTTCCACGATCCGCACGAGGTCCTCTTGCATCGCACGGCGGCGCCGCACGACGACCGGCACGAAGATATTCGCGCCGGGCATAAACCCGCGGTTGTAGCCGAGCGCCGTCTGGCGTGTCTGCGTCCCCGTTTCAAAGAGCGTCGCGTGCGGCGCCGTCGAGCGGACGACCCGCCGCACGGTGAATTCCCCGCGCCCGCCCTTGGTGCCGACCTTGACGCCGCGGCGCAGGTTGCCGGTGTCGCCTTCGGGATACGCGGCCTTGATCTCGGCGGCCGCGTCCTGGGCCGAGGCTTCGACGATCCCGGCGGCCCGCGCGGTGAGATCCGCCGGCAGGTTCAGCAGGGCCTTCTTGAGTTCGTCGAGGCCGATCCAGGTCAGCTCGACGCTCATGGCGTCACCTGTTCGACCGCGGTCAGTTCCATAAAGATCCCGCGCTCATCCGCCGTGCGCGTCCCAGTGATCGAGTAGGTCTTCCCGTTAAAGAGCATTCGCGTCTTGGTCGAGACGCCGGGGTGATAGCGCCCGCGGACCAGGTGCGTGCCCGTCGTGACCACACTGCCGCCGCCGCTGATGCGCTCCAGGTCATGCGCGGCGAGCGGCGCGATCTGGACATACCAGGTCGGCGGCTGCAGGTTGGTCCAGGTTTGCGTATAGCCGCCGACGCCGTCGGGGATCGGATCGCCCGGTTCCTGCAACGTCACGTAGTGCCGAAAGTCCCCGATCATGCGAGCGCCGGATCCCGGAAGCGCGTCAGCAACCGATCGATCGCCTGCCACAGTTTCTCGTCTTTGTCCTCGTCGTCGCCGCGCTGCTCATAGAGGCGCGTCAACATCAAGAGGATCCCGGCCGAGACGGGCGGCGGGACCGTGGTCGGATCGGTCCAGCCGATCGCGGCGCCGTTTGCGCCCTTGAGGTAGTTCAGAATGATCGCTTCCGCCTGATCGAGCTTCAATTGAATATCCGCATCGCCCGGATCGCCAGGTGGCATCGTGATCCGCAAATGCGCCTTCGCTTGCGTCAGCGTGACGAGGACGGCCGCCATCCCTACCGGGCGCCTTTCGCGTCGCGGCCAGGTAACACCATCAGTGTCCAGACGTGCGAGGTGTGGCCGGGTCTTTCGGTCGTCGCCTCGTTGCAGTGCCAGGCCCCGCGCAAGGACACGACGTCCCCCAGTTCGTAATGCTCACCGTCCTGGTAGACGCCGCGAAAGCGCATCCCGGGATCGCCCTTCGGGCCGGGCGGACCATCTTTCCCAGGGGCACCATCCACTCCCGGCGGACCTTGCGCGGGGGGACGCGCCTCGAGCGCGGCCAGGCGTTCGCGCACGGGGCCAACTTCACGGGTCACGAGGAGCTCGGCGTCGATCGCTTGCAGCCGCGCGACCGTCGCCTCGAGCATCTTCAGGCGATCGACCGTCGGCCCGAGGACATTCTTCATCTCGACGACCACTGCGGTTGCGAGATCATCCACCAGCGGCATAGAGGTCCTCTTTCAGCCCGATCGCTTTGGTATGGAGCGCCAGCGGGAAGAATTTCAGGTCGTCCTCGGGCGCAGGTTCTTCGGTGGACGGCGGGAGGCTCGGCGCCACTGGGATCGTCGGGATCGATCGGTTCGCGAGCTGGTTGAGCGGCCACATCTGCTGTTGCATGTAGGGCGTGTCGCCGCCGGCGATCGGACCGAGATCGAAGTACTTGCGCCGCGCCTCGTTGATCGTCATGCCGCCCGAGGTGATCGACGTCTGCGCGGAATTGGTCCGCGTCGTCGAATCCATGCGCAGGAGATCGTCGAGGTTGATTTCCGTCCCGAGGACCCGCGGCACGGTCGGCAGTTCGAGCCCCTCATCCAGGCAGAGCTCGAAGTTCTCGATCAAGGACTGCAGGCATTGGGAGTAGTACTGGAGGTTCAGGGGTTCGATGTTGGCGTAGGGCGGCGGCGGGCCGACGCTAATCATGTAGGGCTGGACGTGGAAGCACGAGCACACGGTTTCCGCCGTCCACTTCAACTGTTCAATCAGTTGCGAGTCGGCGGCATTGACCGCCATCTGCTCATACTTCAGCCCGTCACCGAGGACCGCGACCTTGCCGGCGTTGTCGCCGCTAAAATCCGTTTCCCATTTGGTCTTGAGGCGCTCGGCCGTCTCATTCGAGATCGCGCCGGGCGCCGTCAGGATCCCGCCCGGGCTGGACCCGTTCGCGAAGAAGTTGCGCGAGTTCTGCTGAATCGAGAGGCCCTGCAGCGCCGCGATCCCGCACGCATGAATCGGCGAGACGCCGATCAAGGGGTGATACAGCGCGACCATGCGGTCGTGAATGATCTCGGCCGCCGGCACGACGACCGACTGCTCGTCGAGCGCCGAGAGGTCGTCGCGCGTCAACTGGTAATACACGTCGCCATTCGTCGCGACGAGCGGGACGACCTTCGACGGGTCGAGCACATACAGCGCGACGACAATGCCGCGCCGGTCGCGCTGCTTGAGGACGTAGGTATTCCCCTGCAGCAGCTTCGACGTGATCCAGTGCTCGACGAACTTGATGCGGTTCTGGTAGCGGTTGGGTTTCTTGAGGACCGGCGAGAACGCGGGGGAGGTCGTCTCGTGCCAGATCCCCTCGTCGTCCTGCTCGACGAGCCGGAGGCCGAGCTTCGCGACGTCCGAGGCGATCAGCGTGACGCACGAGAACACCGCCGGCGAGGCCGCGACCATCGGGACCGTAATCTCGTCGTTCAGTTGCCAGGCGCCGATATAGGGCTCGTTGATGCGCATCCAGCCGCGGCCCGCCGACTGCGGGACCGGCCGCATCGGCAGCGACTTCGTAAACGCGATCGTGAAGGGGCCGATCTGCATCAGGCTTTCGCCTTCTTGACCTTCACGGGAACCTCGGCCCGGAGCGCGACGCCGAGCTGGGTGAAGACATTCGCGAGCTGCTCGGCCGTCATGCCGTTCGAGTCGTTCAGGTCATAGTGATCACCGGGATGATGCACGAGGAGCTCGACCCCCGTCGGGTCGTAGTGCGTGTGAACTTTGATCGCCTGCATCGCGACGGGCATTCGGACCTTTCAGGGAGACCCGGGAGCGGCTCCGGCCAAGGAGAACCGCTCCCGGGGATGGCAGTCGTTACGGGCCGGGGTCTTCGCGGCGCGGGTCCCCGATCGGCCAGTCCGTCAGCAGCCGGCGCTTGACGCCCATGGGATCGGTCATCGGCCACGGTTTCTCGACCGTCCCATCCGTCGAGACGTAGGTCTCGGGGAGGTAGACCGTCCCGTCGGTACTCAGCCGACTCGTGACGTGCGGCTCCGGCACGAGAAGCGGCTCGTCGGTCTTCGGCGTCCTAGACATAGGCCGCGCCCGTGATGTAGGCGACGGCGGACGCCCGCGCCCGCGCCCAGGTGCAGAACCGCTCGACCCGGAGGCCGATGCAGTTGGTCTGCCAGAGCGAGACATAGACCGTCGTCGCATCCGCCGGCGAGGCGGGCGCCGAGTCCATCTGCAGCGTCGCGTCCTTGCTGACGTCGATCGTCGATTGCCCGTCGTCGGCGTAGAGAATGCCGGACTGATCGACGATGATCAGGTTCGTCCCGGCGGCCTGGCTGGCGACGACGGGGATGCCCATGATCGAGCCGCCCGACGATGTGAAACCGCCAAAGAGCGGCTGCCCGAGCGGGTTCAGCGCGGTGGACAGCGCGAAGGCGTTCGACTCGCTCATGATGAGCGCGGCCGCGGCGGTGGACTGGTTCGCGGTCGTGAACGTCTTGACCAGCGTCTTGATGTCGGTCTTCGCGTTGTCGCCCGACGTACCGGCGCTCGCGGAGTTCGCCGCGCCGTTCGTGATCGAGGCGGGGTTGACCGTCGCGACCGCGGCAACCGCCGGATCGATAAACTGCGCATCCATGAAGGCGGCGACGCCGGCGATCATGTCGTTGCGGACGGTCTCTTCCGCCGAGGGGCTCGAGAACTTCGCGAGCTCTTCGGTGATCACGACGATCCCGGCGATCTTCGCGAACCCGAGCGACACGGTCGCGAAGGTGAGCGCGGTGAGGGGTTTCGGTTTCGTCTGTCCGACCCAGCCATAGGTGCCGCCGCCGGTTTGCGCGGGGACGCTGACATTGAATGGGACCTTGCGGAGCGCCGGCAGGTTGCCGATGATCGTCTTCGGGCGGAGGAGCTCGAGGAATTCGTTCTGCATCTGCTGGACCGGCACGAGCGGCGCGGCCCACGTCGCGGCGGTCGTGGTACCGGGAGCGACCGCGGCCTTCAACATCATCTCGACTTCCGGCGTGGAATCCCGCCACTGCTTGCTGTATTCGATCGCGGCGTACTTGTCCCCGTTGAAGCGGGCGACGGCCATCGCGTAGCGCGTCCACGCGGTCCCCTTCGGGACGTTGGCCTTGACGCTGACAACCGAGACGCCGCTCCTCACGACCGCGGCCTTCGTCACGTCGGTCGCGCCGGTCACGGGCGTCGCGTTCTGGATCGCGAGCGTCTCGAGGTCATGCATCCGCACGAGGTGCGCGTTGATGTCCTTCACCTGGACGCTGAGCTCGTCGTATTCGGTCTGCGACTCGCCGCTAAGGGTTTCGCCGGCGTCGTTCGCCGACTGCATCAGCTCGGTCATGCGCGCGGATTTATTCGCGCGGGAGGTTTCAAAGTCTTTGATCTGGGCGGCGATATTCATGATCGGCGCGGCCTTTCGCGTCGGTCGCCCGGACACGGGCGGGGTGAGTGAGCGGCCGGACACGGCCTGGTCCAGAGCCTTGACGACCGCGACGGTCGCGCCCTGGTGTGCGGGAACGGTGACGAGCGAGAGCTCGAGGATCTCCGTCGAGAGGAAGCGCATTCCGCCGTTCTTGAGGGGCTCGACGGCGTCGTTGAGGACCCGGAACCCAATCGAGACACCGCGGATTAACTTGTGGAGGACGCTGGTCCAGGCGCGATCGACTTCGTCCTTGACCGGGCCGGCCTCCTCGACGATCGGGAGCTCCGCCTCAAACTCGATGCCGGCCGCCGTCGGAGGCTGCAACCGCGCGACGCCGACGGGGATCTCTTTCTTGTGGTGGAGGAGGAGGGGGATCTCCGCCGCGAACCGCGTGCCGAGTGGCTCGACGATGTCGTTCGCCCGGTCGGGTTCCGGCGTCGTCGCGATCCCGCGGATCAGGCGCTTCGCCGGATCAATGGCCTTAATCGTCAGGACGCTGTAGGCGCGCTCCACGGTTGGGCCGTATCTTGCGCCCGGTGCGTCTCAGGCCACAAGTTATGTTAACTAAACTTCGTCTCCCGCTCGAGCGCGCGGCGGATCAGGTCCTGGATCGACTCCCGCCGGCTGGCGGCGGCCTTCGTCACGGCGGCGT